ATAGACAGCATGGGCAGTGACTTGACGGTGGTCAACGCTGCTCGTGTCAGCTTTAACAAGAAGAGTGAGTGGGATGAAGACAATAAGCTTACTGTGAACGACAGTATACTTATATCATATCTTGCACGTAACAGACACATGTCACCCTTTGGACATTGCTTTGCTACGTTTCATGTCAAAGCCCCAGTGTTTATTGCGAGACAGCTAGTCAAGCATAAGTTCCTACGATGGAATGAGATAAGCCGTAGGTACGTGGATGAAGAGCCACAATACTTTAATGCATCTTCAACCATATCAGGGTGGAGAGGACGTGCAGACGATAAGAAGCAAGGCAGCAGTGGTAAAGTTAATATCTCTTATCGTATGATTAGTACACTTGCAAAGCATGAGGTGTGGTGTAATAAAGCATACAAAGATTTACTTGACGAAGGTGTAGCACCAGAGCAAGCACGTATGGTATTACCACAGAGCACAATGACAGAATGGTATTGGTCTGGTAGCCTAGATGCTTGGTCAGATATGTGTAGACTAAGGCAGAGTGAGGACGCACAGGAAGAGGCACGTCTGGTTGCTAACTCAATTAGTGCAGACATGAGCACACTATATCCAGATTCGTGGGCAGCATTACAGGCGTACAACCGATGAGTGAGCAGTATTGTACAACAAAAGGATTAGGATGGGCGTTCCTAGTATGTGTAATATTTATACTAGGTGTGCCTGTGGGTATGTGGTTGGCATTGGAAGGTTTGTCATGGTATGAGAAGTTCAGCCTGATGAATCCTATGTTCTAGGAGATAGCTATGACTGAAGTAAAGGAATGGTTTGTAGATAAACGCAAAGGTATTTCAAAAGAAATAAGGCACATGACAAAAGAGGAACGTCAACGTGCCAAAGAGAAAGAGGAGGCTAACAAATGTACACAGTCGAGTTCGAAAAAGACGCCTCAGTAATTACATCACTAGATGAGACAGGCAGATATGAAGATGTCGAAATGGTTATCAGTGATGACGATACTGTTTATTTAAGACAATACGAATCCAGTTTAAACGAGCACCAAATTATTTATATATCATATCAACAACTGCTAGACCTTGTTACCTCTCTGAATAGTACAGAGGGTGCGTTCTATGCAAAGCTAAGAGGAGGTACATTACATGACACATAGATCAATCTTTGACGAGATAGCCTTACATACATACATGAAGAAGCTAGGTCTTACTGTTGATGAAGCACAACACGCAATGAGTTTGTACGCAAATAATAAAAAGTTTGACAATGAACTTGATGCAGCATATAACGTAGATGACGATGTAATAGATGAAGAATGGGATACATGGGAGTTCCCAAGTATTTATAAGGAGAAGTAATGAAACTAACACTCGACATAGAAAACACTGTGACCAAACGAAACGACAAGCTACACCTTGATCCTTTCGAGCCAGAGAATACATTGGTTATGGTGGGTATGCTAGATGATCTTGGACACGAGGACATTGTAACATTCGATCACTCAGAGCAACAACCTACCACAGAAGGGAGGTCTATAGTTCAACGCAAACTGGATGAGACTTCCCTTCTAATTATGCACAACGCAGCCCACGACCTGATGTGGTTATGGGAGTCAGGCTTTACCTACGAGGGTGAAATCTTTGATACCATGCTAGGTGAGTATGTACTACAGCGTGGACAGAAAAACCCTGTGTCTCTTGAGGCATGTGCTGAAAGGTATGACCTTGAGACAAAGAAACAGGACAGCCTCAAAGAATGGCTCAAGGCAGGTAAGTCTGTGCGTGACATGAATCACACAGAGTTATCTGACTATCTGTCTGCTGATCTACATGCTACACAACAATTGTACAACCGTTTGCGGAAACAGTACGAGGAGTGTAGCTCACTGGAAGGAACAATTAAGTTGACCAATCAACTAGCAGTACACCTTGCACGTATATATCAACGTGGGTTTGCTGTTGACTTGGATGCTCTGGAAGATGTGCGTAAAGAGTTTGAACAGGAGCGTGTCACATTGACACGTGAATTAGAAGAACAAGTACGTGAGCTAATGGGTGACACACCTATAAACCTCAACAGTCCAGAGCAATTATCGTGGGTTATCTACAGTAAGAAACCCAATGACAAAAAGGTATGGGCAGATCTGTTTGATCCTTACATGCCTGACGCAGACTACCGTTCAACGGTACACAACAACTCAGAGAAGTTGTATAAACAAAAGGCAAAGCAATGCCAGTCATGTAATGGCACTGGCTATACTTACAAAACTAGAAAGGACGGTACACGCTATGCTAAACCAAACAGATGTGCGACATGTGATACTAGTGGATACACATTTACCAATATCACTAGTTCAGTTGCAGGGTTAAAGTTCAATGCCCCAACTGCAAAATGGATTTCAGCTAACGGTTTCGCCACAAGCAAGGACAGACTTGTATACCTTGAAGGTGTGGCTAGACAACGTGATATGCAAGACGCAGTTCACTTCCTACAGCGAGTGCGTAGGTTGTCTGCTGTTGACACATATCTCTCAAGCTTTGTGGAAGGTATCCACAATTTTGTAAAACAAGATGGTAAGCTGCACGTCAGCTTGCTACAACATAGGACTGCTACTGGCAGATTGTCAGGAGCTAATCCTAACATGCAGAATATGCCTCGTGGGGGTACGTTCCCAGTCAAGCGAGTGTTCAAGTCACGATGGGATGGCGGCAAGATAATTGAAGCTGACTTTGCTCAATTGGAATTTCGAGTTGCTGCGTTTTTATCCCAAGACAAGACCGCTATTGACGAGGTAACTACTGGCTTTGATGTGCATAGTTATACAGCCAAAGTTATAACTGATGCAGGTCAGAGGATCAGCCGACAAGATGCGAAGTCACATACATTCGCACCTTTGTATGGTGCTAGTGGTTTTGGACGTACTCCTGCGGAAGCCGCATACTATGAGCAGTTTACCAAAAAGTATTCTGGCATAGCTAAGTGGCACAAAGAATTGGCACGTGAAGCATTGGGTACAGGTAAGATACGAACACCATCAGGACGTGAGTTCTCATTTCCAGATGTGGTACGTAGATCAAATGGTAGTGTGACATATTTCACACAGATCAAAAACTTCCCTGTGCAATCCTTTGCCACTGCTGACATCGTACCTATATCACTCATATACATTGACAAGATGTTAGGTATAAACCAAATGCAATCATGCATAGTCAATACAGTACACGATTCTATTGTTATTGATGTGCATCCCAACGAGAAGGAGAAAGTATTACGTGTGATAAAAGCTGCCAACGATTCACTGATTAGTATAGTAAATCGTAAGTGGAATATTGACTTCAACTTACCATTATTATTAGAAGCAAAAATTGGTGATAATTGGCTTGACACGGTAGACGTGTCGTGATATAACTAAGATTCGTTTTAACAGAAAAGGAGAACAAATGAACCAAGTAACAATTAACACAGGAAACTTTAACGCAATGGCTGAAGCAATGGGCATGAATGTAGATACTCAACAGAAGTCTCAGGCAAGTACGCTTGCTCGACTACGCATCAACCATTCACCTATCATGGGTGAAGAAACCATCAATGGTAAAAAGGTTAAAGTGGAAGTTGTGTCTGGTGGTACATACAAGTTGGAGATACCAGATGGTCCGACTTATTATGCTACCTCTGCTACTATACGTCCATACCTACAACGCTTTATGTACAAGCGATTTGTAAAAGGTAGTGACACTACACCTAATCGTTACATCAAAACTTTGATGGCTAATGATTTAAACAATGACATGAAGGACAACGATGGTGGGTTTAACTGTGGTAAACCTGCAGGATACATTGAAGACTTCAAGGCGTTGCCTGAGAAGACACAAGATTTGATTCGTCAGATCAAACGTGTTCGTGTATTGTTTGGTACAGTGCAGTTACACAATATTGTGGATGACCAAGGTAAGTCTGTGGAACTATCACCACAAGCATTTATCTATGAGATTGAAAACCGTGATGCATTTAAAATTGCAGGTACAATCTTCAACAAGCTAGGTAAGATGCGTAGGCTACCTGTGCAGCACAATATAGAGGCAACCACAGAGGAACGATCATTACCAAATGGTAACGTGTTCTACTTGCCTACACTTACACTTGACTTAGGTGAGACACTTGAGGTGGGTGACGGTGAGCAAGAAACCTTTGCTAATTTCATGGCGTGGATTGAGAACTACAATGAGTATATCAAAAGCGCATGGAATGACAACGCCTACAAGAACGATGATACCGATACTGATACGGTAGAAGAGTTCGTAGACATTGACGCAGAGGACTTTGTGTAATGTACCATCGTGCTGAACTGGCTATACATCAGTATCTTGAGGACGCTGCTAATGGTAACTCCACTATGTCAGATGAAACTATCGACACTGTGGCACGTGAAGTAGCTGAAGCACTCAAGCGTCAGTTCGGTAGCGGTAATAAACGTGGCGAGTTCAGGTTAAGGATGTCCAACATTGGGCGTCCTACTTGCCAACTCTGGTTTGATAAGAACAAGCCTGAGACAGCATTACCAAAGCCGACTACGTTTGTGATGAACATGATGATAGGAGATATAGTTGAATCTGTTTTTAAAGCTATTCTTAAAGAGTCTAATGTGGCTTTTGAAGACACTGATAAAGTTAGCCTTCCAGTGGGAGATAGTAATGATACTAACGTTTCTGGTAGTTATGATCTTGTTATAGATGGGGCAGTTGATGACGTTAAGTCAGCATCTGACTGGTCTTACCGCAATAAGTTTGAGTCATTTGACAAACTAAAGTCTGGTGATTCGTTTGGATATGTCGGGCAGTTAGCAGGTTACGCAAAAGCCTCTGGTAAAAAAGCAGGTGGTTGGTGGGTAGTCAACAAAGCTAACGGTGGTATTAAATACGTACCTGCTGACAACCTTGACATGGAAGCTGAGTTAGAAAAGATTAAGCAAACTGTGGAGACAGTCAATGCTAACGAGTTCAAACGATGCTTCTCACCTGTACCTGAGTTCTTTAGGCGTAAGCCTACAGGTAACATGGTGTTAAATGATGCCTGTAAGTTCTGTGACTACAGGCGTGAGTGTTGGCCTACGTTGAAGGAAGAACCTTCACGTGTATCAGAGGCCAAAGACCCTAAGATAGTGGCATATATTGAGGAGTAAAACTATGATAGGTGAAGCAGAAATTCAAGAGTTACAGGATAACATCAAAGAGATGGAACGAGAACTCTTGGAAAAGAAGAAAGCTTTACGAGAAGCTAAATATGCAGGGCTACGTACAGCAATGCAAGCTCGTAAAGATGCAGACGAAGCCATACGTCAAGAACTAAAAGATCTTGGTGTACAGCCAACGTCCTTTGGTGCGCCTTTCCATTACCACTGGAAATTCTAGTGAATGGTAAGCAGTTTAAGGCTGCACTAAAACATGGGTATAGGAGTGGGCTAGAAATAAAAGTCAAAGACTACTTGAAAGAACACAAAATAAAATTCAAGTACGAAGCCATCAAGATTGAATGGGAAGACTTAATGTACCGCACCTATACTCCTGACTTTATATTGCAGAACGGCATCATCATAGAGGTGAAAGGAAGATTTACATCAGATGATAGACGTAAGCACGTAGCTATAAAAAAGCAACACCCAAACTTAGACATACGTTTTGTGTTTGAGAACAGCAGACGTAAGCTAAGTAAGGGTGCTAGAAATTCTTATGCTACATGGTGTGAAAGAAATAATTTCTTGTATGCAGATAGGGTTGTTCCAGAAGATTGGTTGAGTGAAAAAGGTAAGGACACTCACCCAGATTTAATAGAGTTTCCTTACGAAAAAGTAAAAAGGAGATGACATGGAAGAGGATCAAACCTTTATTAGTTTTGAACCAAATGATTTTATAATACGTATCTCACCTGTAATGGAGAGTGGCGAATGGACTGGTGATATAAACGTGGGTCAGGTAACTACTAATGAAAATAGTTTGTGTGATAGAGACTATTCACAGTTGAGTATATTGACAGAGATGATGATATGTGCTATTCAATTAATTGAAAAAGATGAATCAGTTAGAAAAGAACTTTTTAAACTGGCAGAAGAATCACATAATGACAATAGACCTAGAGTGGTAACAGAGCGTGATGGCAATGTTATAAAAGTAAACTTTTAGAAAGGAGTACACAATGGCAGATATAATAGATACATTAACATTTGGAGAGACAACAATCACACTGGACGATCCAGTTAATAGTCCTAAACATTACAACCAAGCAGGTATTGAATGTATTGATGCTATTCATGCCGCTACTGATGAAGGTTTCGAGCACTACCTACAGGGTAATATTATGAAGTACGTATGGAGATACAAGTACAAGAATGGATCAGAGGACTTGAAGAAAGCCCAATGGTATTTGAACAAACTGATAGAGGTGGTTGATGATAGTTAAGGTATTTCTTACATTAGAGATTGACGAAGAAGAGTACCCTGTTCCTGTGGACGGTTTCATTGACCCAGAAATAGAGGACACGTTACAAGATTACATTCACGATGTGGATGGTATTAAGATTAGAAACATGAAAATAATTACACAGGAGTAGGCATGAACAATTATTTACCAACAGACTACCAAGCATTTATACATACCTCTCGTTATGCTAGGTGGCTAGAGAAAGAACAAAGACGAGAGAGTTGGAGTGAGACAGTAGAGCGTTATATGGATAATGTTGTACGTAAGATTGCAGGTGACGATAGTTATATAAATCAAATACGTGATGCTATACTTAGCTTAGACGTAATGCCTAGCATGAGAGCAATGATGACAGCAGGTGCAGCAGCAGACCGTGATAACATTTGTATGTACAACTGTTCATACCTTCACGTAGATCATCCCCACGCCTTTGATGAAGCAATGTTCATTCTCTTGTGTGGCACTGGCGTTGGTTTCAGCGTAGAGCGTCAGTTCATTAGCAAGCTTCCCGAAGTGCCTGAACTGTTCAATAGTGATACTACCATTGTGGTAAAGGACAGCAAGGAAGGGTGGGCTAAGTCTTATCGTCAATTGTTGGCTCTTCTATGGGCAGGTGAGATTCCACAGTGGGATGTTAGTAGGGTACGTCCTGCAGGTTCTAGACTAAAAACATTTGGTGGCAGAGCTAGTGGACCTGCACCGTTGGTTGA